GACACTCCTGCTCTTTCTAAGCGAGGATCTTTCATTTCTTCTTAGCAGTTTTTGCTGCCTCCTTAAAAGCCTTGTTTGTAGGAGCACCTTTGCTTCCAGGCTTCCTCATCTTTTCTTTGGAGCCTTCAGCAATACGCTCACGTTTAGCGTGGATGTTAGCGTATAGACCTTGCTTCATTTCTTACGCTTTACTTCTTTAGCTTTCATCAAACACTTACCAGCCTTCTTACACTTTGCTGGTGTTGGACATCCTGGACATGGTTTCATTTCTTCTTTCCTTTCTTAGCCATACCTGCTTCAGATAAAGCAATCGCCACTGCTTGCTTACGAGACTTAACAACAGGACCACCTTTACCGCTATGGAGTGTACCTTCTTTGTACTCTTCCATAACCTTCTTAATCTTCTTTGGGTTTTGTTTCATTAGTTTTATTCCTTTTGAAGATAGACTGAATAGTGTCTGTTTCCCAGATACGTATAGCTGTCCATACGATGGTTAGTACTGCAGCGATAGCAGGTAGTATGTTAGCTAATGCACCTACTACAGTGATGATAGATACAGCATCACCGATCTGCTTTACTTGTTCGTCTACGTGTTGGAGAGCCATGATTAGGCTACACTGTCAGCACCACTTAATGAATCGGCAGCAGCAACTACAATCCACTGGCAGGTTGCTTCGTCTAATACTGCATCATCTGTAGGCTTTGGTGGGATAAAGGCATCACGTTGGGGATCGTAGGTGTATCCGATGCCAGCATGGTTTTTACGCATGTTGCCGTTGTAGCTGGTCTGCTTCCAATACGGATAGCCGCCTGACCAGTTCTGCAAGAACCAAACACCCTTCCATTCTTGCTCTTGACCGTTTTGGTCCAGCAGCTCGTTGTTGTGGACAACATGCACTTCAAGCACGTTGTTGTTTTGATCCAATTTTGCAAAGTGCGCCATAGCTGACCTCAGAATGTGATGGTGCCGTTGCCGGTGAACGTATAAGTGCGATAACCACCAGAAACCGTAATGGTTGGTGATCCGGTCGTTGATGTCGCAGCAGCGTAGCTATCTGGATAGCGAATGATTACCACGCCAGATCCACCTGCTCCAGAACCCGCACCGGCGCCAGTCCACCCACCCCCGCCGCCTCCAGTATTTGGCGATCCGGCTGTGCTTCCTGCGCCACCGCCACCGGACCCACCTGATGCGCTACCACCAACGCCAGCTCCGCCACCGGCGTAGAAAGTTCCAGAGGATGTGGGCCATTCAGACCCATTACCTCCGTTGCCGCCGGTACCACCGGAACCATTGCCTCCAACTTGACCTGCTCCACCCCCACCACCACCCGAACTTGTTCCGCCGCTTCCGCCAGCAGAACCTTCTGCAGGTGTGTATCCGCCAGAATTACCAGCCGCACCACTTTGATTCGCTCTTCCGCCGCCGCCAGAACCGCCGGATGATGCCGTACCGTTTTCTCCGCTGCCTGCGCCACCACCAGATGCATTAACTGATGTAAATCCGAGCGTCGCTGTTAATGATGACTGAGATCCGCTATTGCCAGAACCAGTAGTGGTTTTTGATGCTCCTCCACTACCAATCGTAGCCGTGAATACTTGATTTGCTGAAGCCGTGTATGTCCCTTTTCGGAAACCGCCGGCCGAGCCACCGCCAGCCAAAGATGAGTGACCGCCACTCGCACCACCGGCTACAACAAGATATTCAATAGGTACTTGAAGAGCGATTGTCGTCGAAAGATTGGAGGCGTAAGACACCCAACCCTGCGTTGAATCCACATAAACAAGGTTTACCGCTCCTCTTTCCGTTGAAACCGTACCATTACCCGTACCACCATTTAGCTTGTTCCCATTAGGACTAATCGTCAGGTTGTTCGTATCCCACGTTCCCGCATAGTCCACAAGCGTAATCAGATCACCCGCACTAGGGCTTGCAGGTAAGGTCACGGTAAAGGCTGCTGAGGTTGTGTTGCAGGGGTATCCTCTTCCAGCGACAGCGGTGAAACCCGTGGTTTGTACTGCCTGCCACGAGAGACCGCCACCGCTGCCTCCAACATAAGACAAACTATTCCAAGCAGTTGAACCGTCTCCGGCTTTTATTTTCTTGGTATCAGTCTCTACACCAATCTCTCCTGCGGAAAGCGTTGGATTTGCGGATGTCCACTGCGACGCTGTACCTCTGCGAAGTTGAACTAACTGATTTACTGGCATTACGGTGTACCTCCATCAATATTTCCCCCACCTGTAGATGCAATAGTGATAGCACCATCACCGTTAGTGATTGTGATATTTGATCCAGCAGTCAGGGTAGCTTTAGTTAAACCACCAGAAGTATTACCAATCAGTAGTTGACCGTTGGTGTATGATGTCTGACCAGTACCGCCATAGAGTCTGCTAATCGTTGTAGCAGTCCATGTACCAGCCATAACCTCACCAGAGTCATTAACAGTGAATGCACTGTTCTGGATTAGTTTACCTGTTGTACCGTCAAACCTTGCTACAGCATTGTCAGTAGAAGATGCAGGACCAACAACATCACCAATACCACCACCACCAGCAGTAACCCAAGCAACATCGGTCTCTCCTGCATTAACGGCTAGAACCTTCGTAGCATTCGTAGCATACGAAGGTAGAATATTAGCTCTTGCTGTAGCTGCTGTTGTAGCTCCTGTACCACCGTTAGCAACTGCTATTGTACCAGTGACGTTAGCTGCATTGCCTGTGATGTTACCGGACACAATAGAACCACTAATGGAAGTGATCCATGTTGGGTTGCTGTAGCTACCTGAAGTGCTTACACCATCAGTAATACCATAACCACTCAGTGTGGTTGGTGTAGACGTAATCTTTGACCAAGCTAGTGCTGTCAGCCATGAAGGATTACTATAAGTACCCGATGTGCTGACACCATCAGTGATGCCGTAGCCACTTAGTGTTGTCGGTGTACCAGTTATTTTAGCCCAACCTAAGGATGTTAACCACGTAGGATTGGAATAAGAGCCTGTAGTGACTACACCATTGGTTGCTGTAGCTGCATTACCTGTGATGCTGATACCCCAAGTACCTGAAGCATCGCTACCAGTACGGCTAGGAACATCAAGGTTAGTTCTTGCATCAGCAGCAGTACTAGCACCTGTACCACCATCAGCAACTGCTAGATCAGTGATACCGCTAACAATACCACCAGTGATGTTAACCGTGTTAGCATTCTGTACAGCCATTGTACCAAGACCTAAGTTAGTCCTGGCAGTGGTTACATTAGATAAGTCAGAAAGATTGTTTGCTCTGAAAGCGTATGTTGTATCAGAGCCTGTAGCAGTAACACCAAGGTTAGTACGAGCCTGTGCAGCAGTGCTGGCTCCAGTACCACCATCAGCAACAGCAAGGTCTGTAATACCTGTTACAGTACCGCCTGTGATTGCTACAGCATTAGCTTCTTGATTACCAAGAGAACCAACAATTTTCTGTACAACAAAGCCATCACCAACATACAGCTTCTTGTCAGTAACGTTAACAGCAAGCTCTCGTTGCGCTAACGAGCTAGGTACAGAGGATGCTGTTGATGAACCCTTGATCTTGATAATAGGCATTGTTAACCCTCTTTAGAGTTTTTCGTGACCTTTTTCTCTACTGGTTTTTCTTCTGCCTTCTGTTCTTTTACTTCTTCATACTCTGGATGTCTACGCATTTGTTTGATATCATACTCAGTCTCAAACGTATGAAACACACCAGATAATTTACAACGGAAAGTAATCATTCGTATCTCTTTAGTACTAGGGGAGACATCTTAGCCTCCCCTATAGCCTATTTAGGCAGGAACAGCGATGGGGAACATCGATGTCGGTACGGAAGCAAGGTCACCCTTACGGAGCAACGAAACACCGTAGAGCATATCGCTGGTGAACAGCGTAGCAAGGTATTCCTGCTTGTACTGAGTCTGCGAACGAACACCCATTTGCTCTGCAAGCACTGCTGCATCTTTGTGGAACATGAGAGCAATACGTGCAGAACCAGTAGCGGTATCGCACTGAGGTGTAACAAACACTTTAACACCGTAGACATCACCGATCTGACCGTTACGGATGGTGTTGCCACCAGCGGTCTCTCCAACGAAAGCCTGCTCGGTGAAGCGATCAATACCCATCAACGTGTTACGGCTGGAAGGAGGAACAACAAGGTAACGATCAGTCATCGGTACATCGTTGTCATCCAAACGCTGGATGATACGGCGGATACCAGCATCGGTCAATGCAGAAGCATTGGGGGAACCGCTGGTGTAAGCAGTGCTACCATCACCACCGATGTATGCGTTAGCATAAGCTGCAGTACCAGCACCGTTGTTGGCTGAACGACCGAGTTGGATGAGGTCGGTATCTACTTGACGAGCAAGAGCGTAACCAGCATCTTCGGTGTAGAAACGACGAAGCGACGAAAGAGCCTGAACTTCAACGATATCTTCGATGAA